TAGTGTTAAACGCACACAAATGGTGTTTAAATTGCGTTTAGAGTTTGAGATAGCCAAACATACTCCAAATGTTCTTAAGTGCAATTTAAGAGCCAATTAGGCTGGTTTTATATGCATTTGCGGTGTCTGTCGCACGGGTGGTTTTTTACCGTGGCCAATACTCTTTTGGTATTGTATTGCCTGGCTCCATGGCCATGCTAACCAGTTGAGGACACAGTCCAGGATGTGTGAGCTTGTCACGGTTGTGCAGGAAACCAGTTTCAAACCCTGAATCTAAATCAAGCATACCACCTTGTGTAAATCTTGTGTACAGCTTGTCAGCAAAGATAGTATGGTTCTCAAGAGTCATATGATTAGCTCTAGTGTCAATGCTTTGATTGTACCAATTAGGTATATCAGTATGGTTAGCAAATTCTCTATCGCATATACTAAAAGTCATGTTACCTCTACATGGATTAAGATCAGTCCAGTCAATATTCATCATAAACGCTGGAATAACCTGTAGACGTATTTCACGTTCAATTGATTTCACACGAATAAAATCTGTCATCATCTGTAAGCGAAAGTCTACAAGATCATCTCTATGTAGATGTGCGTAGTACTGCATAATGGCTTCGTACTTGCCTTCATCTTCTCGTTTTACATCTGCCGCATCTTTAGTGTTTATGATACTAGCAAGATTGCTTAGGTGAGGACGATCTTTAAAGAACCAATGCCTGCTAGGTTCAGTTAAGAACAGTACAACAATATCACCTGGAGAATGTTTATCATCAGCAAATGTTTTGAGTATCCATTCGTTGTTGGTTCCTGCACAGCTCTGTACGTAACAGTTTTCTGCGTTGAGTCTCGGGGCAAGTTGTCGCATCCAACCCCAATCAACTTTCCAGTCTACTGCAAAACTATCTCCGTAAATCCAAAGTGATGGGTTAGTTGTCGTCATGTCGAGTTTGAATCTCCATACTTACTGTGTCCATGCCTGTGTCATTGCACTTGGCAATCCATTCACCATTAGGATCAATAATGCCGCTTGGTGCTTGCACACGATGTTCTATTACTCCGCCCACCATGTCTGTACTAGCATTAGCAACAAATACAATTTGTGAATTGAGTTTTGCAAACATCTGTAAATGACTTTCATGATAGTTGTATATAACAGGATCAAATTCTTCTGTGTTGCAGTTTGCACTTACAAATACAAAGTCAGCATCTCTATAATCATTCCATAGATACGGATTGCCTTTTGGACTTGCGCTAGGAAATGCCCAAGCATCATTGCAGATCAAACTGCCTACTGTAGGGCCAGTTTCTGATAACTGTGTAATCATACCGTGTAGTCCAGGTAGGTAATAATAATTTTCACCTAATCCTGTGTGTGTTCTTGTTAGCAATTGTTTGTTGTATGCACTTACAAGTTGTCCTTGATAGTAGTAACGGATCTGATTATAAGGAAAGCCATCTTGCTCATAGTGCCCTGTACCCAGTGCAATACTACGCTTGTTCTCATGCAAATACTTTTCTAACACTGTTAGTGCTTCAAAGTATTCGCCTTTTTGTTCTTCTGTTCCTTCGTGACACACGTTAGCACAATAACCACTAAGACTGCCTTCTGGTGTTAAGATCCAATCTGAATCTTTGTTTGTATCTAGTACGTCTAGTATACACTCTAAATTTTCTTTAATGCTCGCAAATACTGGTTGCTGGCTAACTGTAATTTTCATTTAAATTTTTTCTTCCTGTGAAATAATTTTGCATATGCATCTGACAGGAAGAACTTGAGTCCTGTGTCTCTTTCTATTTTTGTATCTATGTCAATTTCCATTTGCCAGTCTTCACGTTTGAATGGAATGATCTGTGCAAGTGGTGCTCCTGGCTCTAATACAAAGTGATCTTTTAGTATAGCACCTGGCCAGTTGTTCCATGGTACATCAATAGTGTCAGTATCGATAATTGCAGGGAACAATCTGTAGCGTTCTTCAAAATGCCAAAACGGACTCATGATCAAGCAACTGTATCCGGGCGGAGTTTCAATACGCCACGGTACACTAAATGTAATGTAGTCTCTGCGTTTACCTTCGATGTGTACAGGACACTGTTCGTGTTCGTGTCCTTCTTGTGGTGCTTGTATGGTCCACCCCATAGGGTACTCTCTAGCAAAGCCTGTAACTCCTGTATCAAATCTAGGAGCAATAGATACTTCTTGCTCTACAGGGTTAGGTACAATATAGCCTGCATTGATTAGATCGCCCACAGGCATACACTTCTTAATAGTAGGATAACTTTGATGCGGTTCGCCTACCCATGCTTTGGTCTTCTTGTACCATTCCGGCTTAGCTTGACTAGCAGGTACAACAGGGTAATGTTTTGCTACACTGGGTTCGCCGCATATGAATTTAATTTTATTCAATGTTCTTCCAAACATGAAAACTGTATCCTTTACCGTTAGTATCACCGCCTTGATTATCTACTTCATTGCCGTCATACTCGATGTTTTGTACAGTGTCATCACCGTTAAGGTATTCAAGGGTATAAATTTTTAACTTCTTGGGATCAAACTCACCGACAGTTTCGATAATGGCATCAAAGAATGTACCTTTCTCTGCTGAATGCATTTGAGCAACATAATCGCCTTGTGTATCTTCACCTTCATCTACGCCCATTTCCGTTAGCTCTAGTTCGTAATTGTTAGCTTCTTCTAGATTGTTAATATAGGCTGACAAGTCTTCGCCGGCAACTACATCAGCAATATGCTTTGCATTATACTCGATACTATCAACTTCTTCAATTGTAACACGAGAATTGTTATAGTCAATACCCCACTGGTGTGTAAAACCCGTAGGCGACTCATACCAACTTGAACTGTAGTCTTCGCCGGCTACTTTTAAAAACTGTGCAAACTCTGGTACATCGTCAAGTTCGTCAAAGTCGTACTCACCATCTTCTGCACTTATGCAATAGTGTACGGCATCGCTATCGCCGTGTTCTTCAATATGTGCGCTCCAAAATTCATACTGTTCTTTTGTAAGATTCATGTATTCTGATTCGCCACCATATCCCCAAAGTTGGATTCTATAGTAGCGTGGTCCTTTTAGTGTTTCGATTGTTTCAGTTTTTTCTTCTAAGGTTGCCATTTTAATTTCCTTACTCTTCGTCGTTTCCAAGATTTGCTAAAAATGATCGTAGTTTAGTTGAGTCTGCTTCTGCTTTTACTTTGCCAACAGCTTTGCCTTCGCTTGGGTCAGCATCACTGTTAGGTTGTACTGTGGTATTCGTTCTTTTTAAACTATTCATAATAGAACTAGATTGTCCGTTATAACTTTGATTATCGTCGTCTTCATCTAAATTATTAATACGCAATGTATCTACATCAAACTCTAAATCGATCTTTTGTCCTACACCGCTTGAACTACGTGTCTTCATCAACTGAATCTGATAACGTCCGCGTTCACGCATTGCTCTACTTGTAAAGATACCAATCAAGTTGTCCGCTGTATTAATCTTCGAAATACCGCCACTAATATGACTATGGTCAAATTCAATCTCCTCTACACTTGATCTATTCAACTGCGATGCTGTTACAAACAATGTATTAAGTTCCATTGCTAGGTTACGTAACTCTTCTGACACATACTTGTCTTTCACAAACAAGTTCTCTGCACTAATCTTAGCCGCAATAGGATGCATCAAATCCAAATAGTCTACAAGTAGTACGTCTACTTTGCGTCCTGTTTTAATCTCATACTCTTTCAAATAACTACGGATATCGTTTGCATTTTTGCCTGTGGGCATATACTTGACTTGAAATGCTCCTGACTTCTTGCCAATCATCTTAACTTTCATTTCAACATCGTCGATATTCTTAAATACATCTCTACTTGGAATACCAGATGTCATACTATCAACACGCATACTAACCAAGTTCTCTGAAAGCTCAAATGTCAAATAGATTACATTCAATCCTGCTAAAGCCCAATTCACACCTAAGTTAGCCAAGAACAAACTCTTACCTGAACCAGAACCGCCTGCAAAGATATTAAGCTCACCTCTGTTGAATCCGCCAAACAGTTTCTTATCTAGCGCAGGCCAGCCTGTACTTACTTGTCCGTTCTTGTCTTTGATCGCTTCCAAACGTGCCCTAGGATCCGCAAAGTAATCAGTACCAAGATCTTTTTGCAAACCAATCTGCACAGCTTTCTTAACCAAATCTTCAACAGGGCCATACTCGCCTTTCTCTAGCAAGTCAGCACTTTTAAGGATTGCCGCTTCTAGTGCTTTGTGTCTACTGAATGTTTCAAACTCTTGCAACAACCAATCATAATGATTCTCCATCAAATCGCCCGGATGCTTTAAGTTAGAATCAGTAGCCGCATTGATCATATCAAATGTAGGAAGTGCATTGTGTTCTGTTACATAATCGTTTAAGAACTTTGCACTTGCTTGTAAGCGTCTATCAAAACTATTTGGATCAAATACTGCTTGACATCTAACAAATGATTCTGCATCTGTCATCATCATTTCAAGATAAACCTTTTGTATATCGTATCCGTAATCTGTATTTTGTCTTGTCATATTCTTATTATACTTTCTTATACCACCGATTGTCAAGTATTATTTTGGTCTTAGATTTTGCTAGTACTGCTCCTACACAACTGCCAGGGTCTCCTGGGTTAGGTGGAACCCAAACATTATCCCAATGACTGCGAATCTTATCTACAGCATCTCTGTTAAGGGCACCGCCGCCAGCTAGTGCTAAACTATTAGATCCTGTTTGTACCTTGGCCCATATGCTCAAACAACTTACTGCATATTCAAATATAGTCTGTGTAGCGGCCGCAATATCGTACATGTCTTGCTTTGAATTTAATTCGGGTCTCCACCACTGACAACCTCTGTGTAGATTTTCTCTCATCATAATCTTTTGAGGGTTGCGACTTTCATGATCTAAATTGATAAGCTCTTTACGCATCGCATGTACTAGTCGTTTCGAATTACCTTTCTTTGCCCATTGGGCTACTAGGTATTCGTCACGTTGTGGTACTAGTCCCATACGTTGTGTCATAGCACTGTAGAAAAGTCCAAGGCTATGCGGGTACCCTTGGTTATAAATCTTTTTAAGTTTGTTGTTCTTTCCATGCCATATAGTTAGGGTCTCAAATTCTCCAATTGAATCTAAACAAATTACAGCACAGTTATCATAGGGTTGTGTGTAATAAGCATAAGCCGCATGTGATAAATGATGTTGGGTATACTCTATCTTACATGTAATGTCCCAACGTTTAAGATAGGCTCTGATATCATTCTCTTTGCGTAGCCAACCCTGCCCAGCTTTAAGCTGACGTAGTGTTTTTAAGAACGGACGTTCGTACCAAATTACTTTAGAGGGCGGACCAAAACTTTGTCGGGCTACTTCTAACTGAGTCCAATTAAAGTCTGGGTCGTTAGGAACTCCTGAAAAATCTTTTGCTAGGCTTGCCCATAACAATTGATTGTTATCAAATACTGCTAAACTTGCATCGTGGCTGTTACCAACCATACCCCATGTAATCATGTCACTTCCTATTTGTAAATAAATGGATCACGCTTTTTTAATTCTTCAATTTTTTGTTTTAGTAATCTATCACGCTTCCATTTTTTGTAAGGACTACTAATTATATTCCATACCTTTTTTAACCAAACCATTTTTTGCTCCTTAGCTGTATTTTTAATTTAGACGACTCTGCATTAGATGCAATTTTATAAAGTGTATAAAGTCTTCCATGACGTTGCACACAATCGCCTATGTCATTAATATCGCTATCCCAATCAGGCAAAGATACTTGCCATCCTAGCTCAATTGCTTGTTCTACTAGTTTACTTCCTGCTTTGTCTCTATCGGGAACAACAATTACATCTTTACTTAACTGATTAATCAGCATGGCCTGTTGATCTTTGATTTCGCTACCAAGTAATGCACAACCTTCTATGTGTAACGCATCAATTGGTCCTTCACAAACAATAACAAACATTTTATTATGTCTTTGTTCATCTAATCCATATACAAATCCAGGCTGTACTTCTGTAAGGTACTTAGGCTTCTTCTCTGGTGTGATAGCCCTAGCAGTCCAACCTACTACCCTACCTTCAAAGTAGAAGGGTATGATCAATCTATCACGGTATCCTAGTGATGGGCTCCAGTAATAGTCTGTGTCGTCTACGTTTAGATTACGCTGGGCCATGTATTCTAACACAGCCATGCTGTACTTGTTGAAGTCTGTAATGTCTGTAATCTTAATCGCATCTTCTGGCAACGGGACAGTATTGAATGTAGGTAGCTCTGTTATGCGAGTCTTGGCCACAACGCCTTCATTCTCTTGCATTACTTGTAGTGCAAGTTTATTAATAATATCGTCAGGTGTTCCAACCCATTGTAAAAGTTTACGTAATTTTTGTGAAACATTGCGTCCAGGTTGCCAACTTGCTTTGAAGCCGCAGTTAAAGCAGTGATAACTTATATTATCACCCTCTTGGATAACGCCACCGCGTCCTCGAGTATCTGCACTATTACCATTATGGTGACAGCAGGGAGCATTGAAACTAACCCACCCACTAGGAGTAGTCTTACGTTTCGCTGGTAGATATGCTAAGACTGTTTCACTGACGATACTCATAGTTACTATAGTAACATCAAATGTAAGTTAAGTCAACTAGTTTCTTAAAAGAATTTTATCAATTGTTCCAGTATTTCCGCTATCGTTAGCATATTTAAATCGTATATTACTAAACACACCATTAAAGTTAGCGTAGTATGGTTCGTCTGGAGTTGCTAGTGTTTCTGTTGATATATCAAACCAACTAACAGTATCGTTGGTATCAAGTGTTCCTTGAATAGTTACTGTGCCTGCAAAGTTAGTAGAATATATTGCAACAGTATGTAATGCAGTATTACTATTAATTTCAGGCTGTGCATCAATTACAGTGCTAGTATTGTTGATCCAGGTTGTAATAGTTTTTGAATTAATAGGTCCTGGAAATGCGCTCCCTGTTAATTCAATAGTACCAGAGATTCCAAATTGGCTGTCTGCATATGTAATAGTGTTCGTTTGATCACTATCCTTATAAAGATAAACTGTGTAAGAAAGATATTGGGAGTTAATGTTTACAGTGTCGCCATCAGCAATATTAATTGTAAACTGTCCTTTATAGTTAGGTGTAGCAGTTTCTTTAACTGTACCTAAGTATTTTTTTAATAAAACATTGTTTTCCGTAAACACTTCTACATAAGGTGTATATGTGTTTAATATTGATACAGGTTTTTGATCACTGTTTTTAACTTCAAAGGTAATAACATTGTCAATTCCTTTTGTTACTTTTAGATTACGCTGATACACTTTTCTATACTCCACTGGTTTTCCGTGGAAGCCATCTAAGACTACCACCGAATGATTTTGAACTAAATATCTTGACACTAGTTGCATTTAATAATTTCCCTAACTAGTGTATTTATTGGATTATGTTAAGAAAAGATATAGAAGAAAAATTTCCGTTTTTAAGTGTCGTTACTTATGGCGGCCTTGAATACATAGGAATTGTAAATAATCAAGATGCCTACATTACTAGTATGTACGTGTTTACACAACTACGAACAGAAAATGAAAAGGCAAAGTTTATTGAATTAGGCGAAGTATGGTGGTGGGAATCAAATAGAATGATTCCTATTAATATCTTTCTTAATAAAGATATGCAACAATTTAAGTATGCAATGATGACTATGAATAGTAAAGATGTTAAGGTAGGATTAGGTCCTACCGTAAATCTAAACAAGTTGCATGTAAAAAGAGTTAAACGTAAAAGTGTACAGCTTTTGAGAAAACCTACAAAGTAAGAGTTTCACAAATTAAATTCATGTGTACTACACATGCCATTGCATAGGAAACGGCATGTGCTTTCTTAAAGTAATATGAACCGTCAGTTGGCTTTGTCCATACTTCCTGAAAAATCGAATTCCAACTGCTCCCAGCTAGATGTCTCTTTCCCGGTCGAATTATCGCTAGTGTCGCCGCTAATTCTAATACCGAGTTGGGCTTCAAGACTTTTAATAGACTGCTGTGTCCGTTTAGATGAAAGACCTTTTCGCTGAAGTCCTCGTGCTCCAATAGTTCCCATAGTGGTTCCCTTTCCATTAGTTCTGTTAAATGTGCTTCATCCCTAACGCCTTTGTATATGCTCACGTTAAGGAAGTCTAGTTTAAAGTAGCCACGTTCTTCTGCGGTCTTGTAGTCAACTGTGGCCAAGTTGTCTACAGGGTTGTGTGGAATCTCAGTTGCATAGACTCCGGTGTTATGCTTCTTGTCTGTATCAAGTTTAGCAACACGATGCTTGAGATTATCAAGCACAATGGTTCTATCAGCGAAGTCTATATCAATATCAGGCATTTTGTTTTTGTTCTATTGCTTCAGCTTTTGCTTGAGCTTCTTTCCATTTAATTGGTGGTACATGATCAATATACATGATGCCGTTTAGATGATCTAATTCGTGCAGGAAACATCTTGCAGTATATCCTGTAAGTGTTTCTTCTCGCACTTTACCAAATTCATTAATCCACTTTGCTTTAATTTTATGCGGACGGTTAACTGATAACGTAATGTTAGGAGTACTCAAACATGACTCCCACATATCAACACTAGGTTCAATATATTCAACTACTTCTGGATTGATACATAGTGCATCTCTTTCTTGAATATTATTAGTACTAGTATTAAGTAATGCAAATACTCTAAAGTCATAACCCATCTGGTTAGCAGAAAGACCTATGCCGCCGTGCTCTTTCATTAATGCAAACATTTCTTTTTTAAGATTGACTGGATCCATAGGAGGGTTTTCAAAATCCCAGGGTTTACATTTAGATGTCAATCTTTCATCTGGATAATATACTAAACTCATTTTTTCTCCTTATAAAAGTAATCAACTACAAATATCCTTTTGTCAGTTCTTGTAGGATATGCTCCGTGCAAGACTGTGCTTTTAAAAATTAATACATCACCTCTGCTAGGCTTATAGCAAAGATCGTGTGTATTTCCTTGACCATCATAAAGGAATGCAAATGTTCCTCCGTGCCACGCTGTAGGATCATCGTCACCATCTGTTAGATAGCAAACTGCACTAATCTTTTTAATAGTCTGGTCACTGTGTCTATGTGCTTTTTGCCAGCCGCCTTTTTTGTAATCAACGATCCACAATGCACATAAATCAGTTAGCTCTATATTTAATCCAACTTGGTCAATCTTTTCTTGTAAAAATGGTTTGTATTTCCATTCATTTAGATAGGCTTGTGGATGTACGTTAAATTGCTTTCCTCTGTAAGTAGTAGTTTGGTCACTTACATCTTCTCTAGTATCGCTAGGAAAAACTTTCTTATCCCAATGAAAGTCAAACTCTTCAGGATCAGGATAGTTTGTTTCAATTATCCATTGATGTTCGTTACCTAGTAAGTGAGTTTTCAAATTATATTCTCCTGCCATTTTTCTTCATCTTTCCAAGTGTAATTATAAATTTTTTGGTTGCCATCTAGTTCAATTTTATACAGATCATTGCGTTTTAGTATTTCATTAACAGTATTTTGATTACTTTCATCTGTAATTAGATCTGCGACTACGCCTGTTTTTAGTGCAAGACGAGGATCGTGTATGTTCCAATTATTCTTTTTTAACCACTTAATATATTTTTTATTTTTTAATGAACGACTAGGTCCAGAAAACTTTACAGTCCATTCGCCAGTAACGTATTTAATTCCTGAAATATTTTTTCTTTCTATATCTGTATCATTGTCGTCAAAGACTTCTTTATGTTGTTTTCCTAACTGAGCATAATAAAGTGTTAAAGAACCAAAAGGAACTACATCAGAAAAGTCTTTATAATTTTCTAAATTTAATTCTTCAAAAGTTTTATTCTCAAAATGTCTACCATTAGAATTAAGACCGTTAAGACTGCCAAAAATACCAGGGCTACTATTACGTTCGATTGATCCAATTATTCCTTCTATTTCATGACATAGATTGTTGAGCATTCTTATACTAAATCTTACTCTAATAGGAATATCATCTCTCAACCACCATTCGCTATGATCCCATGCTTGTCCAATTAAAATTTCAAAATGATGATGTATTTTATTCAATAACTCTTCTTGAGAATTACTTTGTAATCCTTCTAGTGTGAAATTTAAATCAATAACAGGATACCCTATAGTTGGCATAAAACTGTTAATATTTGAAATATGAGAATTTAAAAGATTGCATAGATATGTTAAATTTCTAGGATAATTAGTTTCCCATGTATTTTGCCAGCCATGCAAACAATAGGTTTTTTCAATAGGATGATTGTTTTCAAAAAAGTTTTTATTCAAACACTTTTTCCATAATTTACCTAAGCTATTGTCTCTAATTTTATATGACAACTGATAATCAGAAAATTGTCCGTTTGTGTCTCTTAATGTAAAAACTAACTCACTCATAAATTAGATTCCTTTGCCACTTCTTTAACTACTTCTACATCAGCATGTTTTCTTTTAAATCTCATTGCCCAGTGTGTTGGATTAACAATCTCAAATATCATTCCAAGTTGCTCATCGTTAAATTTACTTAACATGTCTTTGCCGCTCTTACAATTTAAAAGTAGCCAAGGTGATATTTTTCCATCTTTGATATGCCACAAGGCTCTATTCAAACTCACATGTTGGAAATAATGATTCCATGGTGCAGGTTCATTCTCTTCAGCCCATTCCATCATAGTTGTAATAGATCTTTTTATAGCAACCTGCATATCTTCTTTTAGAATTAAATCAATAGCATACTTTTCATACATTTCTTCTTTGCACCAGTGATCTAACTTTATACCACTAGTTACTACATAGTCAATATATTTTTCAGGGTATAAAGGACGAACGTTAGAAATAAAACTTCCAAACTTAACAAAAGCATTATAATATGGAGATCCGCAGAACTCGTCATATGTTTTATCTCTTTTAGATCCTGCAGATAGTTTATAAAATCTTTGAAAAGCATAAAATCCTAACTGTACTCGTTTCTCATTCTTTTGCAATGCACGTCTTTTCTTTTCGCACATATGCACTGCTAAAGTTTTTTCTTTAGTATAACTAGATCCGCAATATTCGCACTTGTATGGCTTTTCAATACTCATAACTTTAAAGGACCCATTTGATTGTTTTGCCGGCTTCAAATATTCTATCATATTTCATTAACTCTCTCGAACGTAATTTATCTTGCCAGTCTGAAACAAAACGTTTTGACTTTTCACTTACTTTATATTGTAGCACATTTTCAACAAAATTGCAATGCTCTAATGGCAACGGATGATCTTCAATTTGCCATGTTTGATTCGCTAATATTTGAGGTCTTGTTTTATCTTTTTGTATATTTGGATACCAACAATATTCTTGTAAGGTTTTTGTTTGCGGCCTTACCCAAGTTTCATATCTGTCTAAAATATTAGCAATAGTTTTATCTTCTAATAGTAAGTTATCAGTATAAGGATTATTAATGCTAGTACTAATAACTGTTGCTCCTGTAGTACGTAAACTATATAGTGTGCTAGTTATAAGATTGCAATCTCTATACACGTAATGTGCTAAGTCTTCTACATTATCTTTATAGAAAAAGATGTTTCCTTTAGTTTGCCAACCATCTTTGTAAACATCATCTCTAAAAAAATTACTCCACATGATAATGATTGTGTCGTCTCTATTAAATTTCTTTAACGCATTGGTTTCACAAATGCGGTTTGCAATTAGTTGATTGCCACTGCCTAAACGTCCACAGTTATATCCTTCATCGACATCATTAATAATAATGTCAGCCCAAGTAGGATAATAGTATTTTGTAAAACTGCACCCATAGGCAAAAAAGCGACTCAAAGTTTAACCTCGTCTATTCCCATATCTTTTGCCAGCTGAATAATTTCTTTTTTAGTAGATAGCTTTGCAATCATTTTAATTTCGTCAAGTTTTTTATTTGGGTATAATGTAATTAGAAACTTAACTGTTTTGTTGTTATCAGCATCTTTTTTCTTGTTTCCAATCCATTCATGATACTGAATAGATTTTGTATTTCCTGATAGGCATAAAAGTTGCCATAAAAGTTTTTTATGTTTTTGTAGTGTAAAGAAATGTTTATTGTAATATTCATTTGTTTTAAACACAGCAAGTTCTTGTGCTTCTCTATTACCTTTAACTGCACTTACATATCTGTTAAGCAGATAAAAACTTATTTGTTTACGTTCTTCTTCCGACAGTTCATCCCAAACAGATATGGCCCCCATATCTATTGCGGCAAGTATATCTTTTAGTGGTAATTTTTTATCTGCCATGTTTCAACATCCTCCGGGGTATTAATCTCTACTCCATTAAAGTATACACTATTACAGCCGATTTGCCAACCGTTTTTTAGCCATCTCAACTGTTCTAGTTGCTCAATTCTTTCTTCTGCTTCTATAAGCAGGTGTGGATATGCTTGCAATGCTTGTTTGCGATAACCATAAACACCCAAGTGCCAGTCGCCATATCCTGTCATGCCTCTGCCAAACCATAATGCTTGATCACCTGCACGTACCATCTTAACACTGTTAGGATCGTTTTGCATTTCAGCTGGCATTGTTGTGTACACTGTGCTTACTTCATATTGAGATAAACTAGCAATACAATTTTCAATTAGTTCTACAGTAACATCAGGCATGTCGCCTTGTACATTAATGAACTGATCAAAGTCGTCAAACACTCTACTGTTTACTGCTCCGGCACATCTTTCTGTGCCGTTTTGGTAATCTGTTGTGTCCATAATACACTTACCGCCGCCCATATAGTTGTATATGTCTTGGTGGTCAGTAAGCACAAATGTTGGTAGGTTAGACGCTGTACAAGCGTCATACACACGTCTTATCATAGGAACGCCATCTAACATACACATAGGCTTTCCTTTGAAGCGTGTGCTGTTATA